CTTATCGTTATCCTTATAATAATAATATTATGTAAAATAACGTTATGAGTAAGAATAATAATGGAAAATAAAACTTGATCGATTCAGAAAAACTTGGCAGGATGGGAGGATTGTAATTATGCAATAGCCAGAATTCATAGGCTTTAGAAAAATAGCACGTCTATCTCGTGAGATAGTAATCAGTGAGAAAATAGACGGGACAAATGGGCAAATCCATATCACAGATGATGGGGATGTATTTGCTGCTGGACGAAATCGATATTTAACAGAGAATGATCATAACTTCCATTTTTGGAACTTTGTTCAAGAGAATAAGAATGATTTATTGAAACTTGGTCCAGGGCGTCATTTTGGTGAATGGTGGGGCTATGGAATCAATAGGGGATATGGTTTAAAGGAAAAGCGGTTTAGTTTGTTTAATGTGCATAAATGGGGAGATGAAACAGTTAGACCTTCCTGTTGTTATGTGGTACCTGTTATACAACGTCATGATGTGTTTGATAGCATAACAGTTGAGCGAGCATTAGAAAATTTAAAATGCAATGGAAGTATTGCTGTACCTGGCTTCATGAAGCCCGAAGGAATAGTCATATTTCATGATGCTTCGGGACAATTGTTTAAGAAGACATTAGAGAAAGATGAGCTGCCGAAGGGTATGAGATGACTAAAAAAGCAAAGTCTTATGAATAAGAACGATGAATATACAAATGATGATTTCTTGAGTGATTTTCAGATAAATGAATATCCTGATTATTATCTGAATAATATGATGGGTAAATTAATTTTTCTATGTAAAAATTGCGGTATAAGAACTGAAAACCCCGAAGTAATAGAAACGAGAGAATGTAATTTTTGTGAAATCTTTGGATTTGAAAAAATAAAAACAACGATACAATAGGAAAGTATTAAAATGCGTATGCCAGAAAAACATACGCCCCGAAGCTACAAGGTCTTTTCGAGGGACTTAGCATTCGAGGCGCCAGATTCCTCACGAGGAAGAATCACATGACGGTTAATATATCTCAATTAACCGGTGAATGCAACCGTCACTGTGACGTCACTGTGACGTCACATATCTTTGGGAATAAATGTGAGCACAATCCATTAAAGCCCCGTCAATTCATAGCACCAGCCTCACATAAGCCCCGATGGGACTTTTTAGCCAAAGCCTCAAGAAACCTACATCATTATTATCGTAACCCCACTCAATGGCTCTATGACCTTTGGATTAACCGTTATATTGATAATGATAATCATTATCATCAAATGAGAAGTGAGCGTCGGGAAGCAATGGTCTCGATTCTCCAAGTGATTCTTCATTATCTTGATATCTCTACCTTGGAAATTAAAGTGGTAGAGGAGGGGAGTGCCTTCATTCCAACAGTTGAATGGCTAGCTAATAAAGCAGGGGTAACACTTAAGCGAGCCTATCGATGTCTTAATGACTTACGTTATGCAAAATACCTTTCATTTGGTGAACGATGGAAATCCTATGCTGACGGTACAAAATTCAAAGGATTAGCAGCAATCAAAATGGTCAGTAAAAAACTTCTTATTCATTTAGGGATATCTGAGAAGCTTCTATCGGCGCGTCAGAAACGAAAGAATAACAACGTCATTCGTAAAGAAGAGCCCAAGGCTTTAGAAAGAATGAGAATCAATAGCCCTAAGCTCTATGAGACCTATATGCGGGTGAGGGGTAGGCATAATCGAGCTCCGCCGTAAAGGGGGTATAAGTGGGTCGTTTAAGAGGGGTTTAAGACCCCTTGACTAATTTCAGATGGGTAGATCATAGACCCATCCATGAATTTCTATGGGTTACCCATCCAAATTTTTACCATTTTTCTCAAATTGCCCCATAGCTTTCTGATACTTTTCTCATATATCTTCCGACCTTTCTGATAATTGCTTTTAAAAGATACAACCATCTGTGGATAACTTTCATTTCAAAAAAATAAGTGTCCACCATCTCTCTCAATAAGTGGGTAATCAAAAGAAACAGTAAGATTATAAAAACGATAGTGATTTTTTATTTAATATTTTTAACTTTTGTAAACTTACCAATGAGTACTGCTAGAAGACGAATATCAGAGGAGAGCTTCTCGGACTTAAAAGATTCATTCATGGGAGTAAGGTACTTTTGATTTCTAACACGAGTAAGTCGACGGAAATAAGATTCATTTTCTGTTTTATGACGAACTAAAACGAAGTCATCATCTTGTGGTTCTACATTTGGATCGAAGTAAAGAAGATCACCTTTATGAAAATATCCTTCCGAGGAAATCATGCAGGGGTCATTCATGACAACAACAAAGGAGTCAAGACTCATAGCTTTAGGTTTAGCTATCAATTCTTTTCCTTGGAAGTTTTTCTCATTATGGTTTGATTTCATATAGTCTCTCACTTCCTCCCAATCAATAACTGGAAGGTAATCAGTAGTAGATGGATAGTATGGGTTTTGCTCGAGAAAATGCTGATTTTTACCGTGAATTACAGACACAGAACCACGTTCAACACCGTGCGCTAGCCACTCGGTACTGACCTGTAAAATGTTTGCAAGAGGAACCAAATAGGATGAGCTTTTCACTCTTCCAGATTCAAGTATTGAAATGACTTGTGTCTCAACAGGACGTGATTGTCTTTGTAAGTATAATGTCACTTTTTCTGCCAGTTGTTTTTGACTAAAGCCTGCTCTCTTTCGCGCAAAACGTAATCGCTCTCCAAATTCTTTCATAAAGAACAATGTAACAAATACTTTTAGTTGCGGAAAAGTTAAATATCTTTAAGTGCTCTATGTAATAATTATTGACGTCTATTCAAATCTTCATTAATGTAACGAACTCGTTGTTATATTTTTTTTCTTATCTCATGGTTGAGATGCTGTCATATCACGGAGTGATCATTCATGTCTGGTCTACCTTGGATCCGCGTATACGTTGATATTCTCGATGATTATAAAATTCAATCACTCAGTTTTGAGTGCCGTTGGTTTTGGATTGAATTGCTTTTGTTAATCGGGGAAGCGGGTAGTGACGGCGATACCTGTCATACGAAAGAATCTTTACAATGGCGTTTGCGACGTCACAGTGACGTTTCAGGTGACGTTTCTACACTACTTTCATCTCTTGAAGAAATCGGTCTTATTTCTTATACAAAAAATCAAACAATCTTTGTAAATAACTTCTCAAAACGCAATCCACCGAGCCAATATTCTGCCGAACGAACTCGGAAATACCGTGAAAACAAACGTAAAATCGATACTAATGATAAGAGTGACGTCACGGTGACAAATGTGAAACGTCACAGTGACGGTATAGATAAGAGTAGAGTAGATAAGAGTAGATATATATATACTTCTAAAGAAGTATATTCGTCAAAAGTAAAAAAATCTGTACCGGAAAAAAAAACTGAAAGAGAAAAATTCCCTTTCGAAGTGGTTCAATCAATTTTTGAACACTGGAAAAGGGTAATGAACCATCCTCACTCAAACCTCGATGAAAAACGTAAGAAGCTCATTCTTAGTGCGCTTAATTTGAAATACACCCCTGCACAGCTCGTGGATGCCATCGATGGATGCGCATCATCGCCTTGGCACATGGGGAAAGATCCCAAGAGTACAACGATCTTCGATGGAATCGATCTCATATTTCGAAATGCTAGTCACATCGATAAATTTATAAAACTTAAATTAGTACAACCCGCGCTAATAGCGCAAGGAGTTCAAAATGCAAGCAATGGACATGTTAACAAATCAAAATCTCAAATCTTTGAAGACACAATCAAAGACAGACTCGAATCAAAAAAACAAAACAAATCCATTATCGATTTCCCAGCCGCGGCTCAAAAATAATCCTGTATGGGTTGAAGAACTGTTCTTAGAATTGGGTGCGATTTATTCTTATCGCTGGACGTCTCAACACAGCAGTAAAGCCATGTTGGAACTAGCGATGGGTATTTGGGAGGCAGCGTTAGTTAATTTTCTCCAATCAGACATTCGCTTTGCTTTAACTGAATGTTTGAAGAGACCCAACATACCCACACTACCTGAATTCATTGATCTGTGTGACATCTCACGACGTGAGAGAGAGTGGAGAGAAAAAGCGCACAAGCTAAAGCTTGAACATAAAATTACTGACGCACAGCGTGCTAGAAATGTTTTACTCATATCCCAATTGAAAGAATCGTTGCGCATGAAAAATCCCATAAAAGATGCAAACTGAATTTTTAGACCCGGCTAATGAGCGGAAGGCTGTCATCGCTGCCGCTCACATCATTGAATTAAAAACGGCAGAATTGAGGAGAGTTGCAATTGATCAATCCCCACCACATTTACGAGAGCGAATTGAATTTTGGGTCTATACCATGTTCCATGAACGAAAAGCTAAAAGAAAAAAGGAAAAGTAGTATGCGCGATGTAACGGACGACTATTTGGAAAAAAGATTGATTGAATGGGGTGAATGGTTTATCAGAAATGATTCGAATGGACTAGGGTCGCCACAGTCGACGCTGGGACGATTAATTGTCGATGGGGGTATACTTACCCATGCCTTTGGCCCAAAGATTCCACCAGAGAATCCATCGGCGCAAGAAATTGAGGATATTGTCAGTAGCCTGGTGGTATTTAACAAAGGTCAGTATTCGAAGTGCATGAAGGCATTGAAATTAAAATACACACTTCCTTCCTACATCAAGATGGATAAGTTGGCTCGAAAGGCGGGTATCTCATCGAGAACTTTTCGAGAGAGAATTTTAACGGCAAGAATATGTGTAAAAATGCGATTATCCTAGTTGACATGGCGGCCAGGTTTTTATATAATTTTCACATAATCGATGTTTGTGCGTAAGCACTGGTGTGATTCCTCTCAAGGCATCGATAAGCTCTCTAAACCCGACACCTCCATTGTCGGGTTTTTTTGTTTCTGATATCAATAAACTTCAAATTGACTCATCCAGATGTGAACATCATCTTGACACCTATCGGTGGTAAGAGAGTATTGCTTTGCTGTTTTTAGTTAATGATTGAATTGGTCTACGGCTAGATAAGTTTCAAAAGGTGCTAAAAACAGCAAATTAATACTATGGAAGAGCAAAAAATTACTTCATCTTATATCAATCTTTATAAAATATTTTTAATCATCGGCGGTGTGATAAGTGCATTAACACCGGTATTTTATATCTTTAATTATGCGGATTCTGTTGACAAGCGTATCGCTCTTCAAGAGCAAGCACATGTGATGATCAATGGACGTATTGATAATCTTGAACAACGTCTGAATCGCGATAATGATCAGCAAAATAGGCAATTAGACGATCTCGATAACAAAATTATTGGGATTTATAATATTTTGTCGATTGAAAAAGGAGAAATATCATGCTCGAAGCCCTCATCGTAGTTGTTATTGTCGTTAATTTATTAAATTTATATATCAATTTGAAAAAAAATCCCTAACCGATCCCTTTTTTAATGATTATTGATATGAGCTCATTTGAACCGGCTGTCGAAGTTGTACTTAGCGAAGAGGGATTATATTCAAAGTCACCCTCCGATCCGGGTGGTGAAACTAAATACGGCATAACTTTAAAAACCTATTTACGAGCACAAGAATTATTTCCACAATTTAGAAATACCGCATTAAAAGATTTAACTGTTGATGGCGCTACTTTTATCTATCAGAAAATGTTTTGGGATATCTACCCCTATTCAGAGATAGATAATCAAATGATTGCCAATAAGCTATTTAGCTTGGCTATCAATATGGGTGAGCATGAAGCAACGATATGTCTTCAACGTGCCTTGAATTCAATCAATCATATAAAAATTCAAGTGGATGGTGAAATCGGAAGTTTAACAATTTCAGCAGTGAATGCGAGTGATTCTACAGCATTATTAAATGCTCTGCGTTATGAAGCTGAACTTGCATATAAAGCAATTGTCATTGCAAAGCCTGAATTACAAAAAGATTTGCACGGATTATTAAATAGGGCAGATGCGTAAATATCATGACTGAATCTATTTCATCAGAGGAAATACACCTGATGTTGGTCGATTGTCAGAAAAGAGAAAGAAAGCTATCTGAATGGGAATTAAGTTTTATTCATTCGCTATTAGGCCAATATAGTCGTCATCGTTTATCTCAAAGACAAATTGAAAAGCTTGAAGTCATTTGGGATAGAGTGACAACTAAAGAATAAAAAACATATGAGTATAGCTAGCGATAAAAAGCCATATTTAAAATGTGATCCACATTTAAAATGTAATGATGAAAGAATTGCTTATTGTCTTTATATAGTTAAAGACAAAAACAACCCTCTTCATAAAGAAGAAATAGGTCGTTTTACATTAGAACTTGTTAGCGCAGGGTTAAATCAATATATCGACAATCAAAAATTAGAATATGAAGCCAATATTGGATTTTATATTCAGCCAGTAATTTATAAAGCTTGTGGGGAGGCTATATGCCATTGCTACCAGGAAAAGAAAACGTAGGTCATAACATCACAGTTGAACGTGAAGCAGGTAAGCCTTTAGACCAAGCAACTGCGATTGCTCTTCATACCGCACATCCCCTAAAGGGCGAACAAGCTCATACCACTTCCAATGAAGGTGGTGAAATCAAAGCTTGTGATGGAATGTATTAATACGATTAATGATTATCCACAATGATTGTCTCATTGCCTTGCAAGACTTAATCGATCAAGGCATTCAAGTTGATAGCATTGTGACAGACCCTCCTTATGAATTGGGTTTCATGGGTAAGGATTGGGATAAAAGCGGAATAGCATACAACGCAGACTTATGGCGACTATGTTTAGCGGTATTAAAGCCAGGCGGTCATCTCTTATCCTTTGGTGGTAGTAGAACCTATCATCGCATGGCATGCGCTATTGAAGATGCTGGTTTTGAAATCCGCGATCAGATTATGTGGATTTATGGAAGTGGGTTTCCTAAGTCTCTAGATGTCAGTAAAGCTATCGATAAGATGGCGGATGCTGAAAGAGAAGTAATTGGTGTAAGAAGAGATCATGATATTCGCAATGCCTCTTATATGGAATCCACTCAAGGATTGAATAAAGGCTCATTTTTAAGAGAAATTACAACACCATCAACAGATTCAGCTAAACAATGGAATGGCTTCGGTACAGCGCTTAAACCAGCACATGAGCCTATCGTTCTAGCACGTAAACCCCTCGAAGAGAAAACAATTGCTAAGAATGTTCTTAAGTATGGAACAGGGGCGATTAATATTGATGGGTGTAGGGTTGAAACTAATTGGGAAACTGATCCAACAAAACGTGGTTGGAAAGGTGGCAATTCAAAATCAGTTGGTATTACAAATAATTTTGGGTGTGTTGGCGATAGAATATCTATTCCAAATGTCGAGGGCCGCTTCCCCGCAAATTTAATACACGATGGAAGTGATGAGGTTGAGGAAGAGTTTAATAAATATCCTACTGCTAAAGGATATGGTCAAAGCACTGCAGGAACTGTTAAAGGTTCAGGCAGCATGTTTGGAACAGGTGGTACAAATCCAAATCGTTATGATATGGGTGGTGGTACACCATCACGTTTCTTCTACTGCGCCAAAGCATCAAAGAAAGAACGTCAAGGATCAAAGCATCCAACTGTAAAACCATTAGCATTAATGCGTTATCTCTGTCGATTAGTTACACCACCGGGTGGAACAATACTCGATCCATTCGCAGGAAGCGGGACAACAGGGCAAGCTGCAATCGTAGAAGGATTTAATCCTATATTGATTGAGCGTGAAGCTGAATATATTCAAGATATCAAACAACGACTCAATGAAAAAATTGAAAATCATTATGATCATCAATCAATACGATTCGATGACAGGCAATTAGACATGTATGAAACCTGCTAATAAACTAACACTTCAGCAAGAAAGATTTGTTTGTGAGTACATTATTGACTTGAATGGAAAGCAAGCAGCTATAAGAGCCGGCTATAGTGAAAAGACGGCAAATGAACAAGCATCTCGTCTGTTAACAAATGTTAATGTACAAGAAGCTGTCAAGCGTAAGCAAAAAAAGCTCTCCGAGAAGACAGAAATAACGCAGGCGTGGGTCTTACATAATCTTAAAAAAGTCTATCACCGATGCATGCAAGAAGAGCCTGTCCGCGATAAAGAAGGTAATCCTACCGGTCAATTTACTTTCAAAGATAGTGGCGCAAATAAATCACTGGAATTAATCGGCAAACATCTCAGTATGTTTGTAGATAGAAAT